GTGCAGGCCAGCCGGTCGGTGGTGCTGCGGTAGATCTCCAGCCGGTCGCCGTCCTCCAGCGTCAGGTCAAAGCCGATGAACGCCCCGTCTCTGAGATCCACCACCCGGGGATGCACCACCGGCATGGAGCAGGTCAGCGTGGCCGTGAAGGGCACCGGCAGGCTGCCGGGGTTGCGCAGCACTGCCGCCTCGCCGTCCTGCCGGATGCCGTAGGTGTGGGAATCGTAGCAGACGGGAAAGGTAAACGCTGGCTGGTAGCCGCCCAGCACGCGGGCCGTGGCGGTCAGACCGTACCAGTAGGGCTTGGGGCTGTACAGCATCAGCTCACAGCGCGGCTCGGTGTAGCTGGAAAAATAGGGCGTTTTCTGCACCACGAAGCGGGTGAAGTACGCATCCCCGAAGTACATCGTGCCGGTGGTGTAGTAGGGCAGTTTGCGGGCAAAATTGCGGGCATTGTCGAGGGCATGGCCGCCCCAGAACACCACCGACAGAGTACGGGACACGCCTGCCACACTCTGCCGCTCGACGGTGGTGCCGGTCTGGTTGATGCCCTGCGCGGTCTGGATGTCCACATCCACGCCGTTCAGCGGGTCAAGGTTGTAGGGCGCGTTGTAGTCCCAGCCCAGATGCAGGACGGCACCGGCGTCTGTGACCAGCTTTAAGTGATCCTTAAAAAGCATTGGTGTCCTCCTTTCATCGGCGCTGGGCCTTGGCGCGGTCGGCTTCCCAGCGGGCTTCCCGCTGCAGGTCGGCAGCGGTCTGAGCCTTGCTGTAAATGTTCTGGGTGATGTTGGTGTCACCCTCGCGGTTGTAGCTGTTGGCGGCTGCGGCCACACGGGCCGTGCCGGACGCCGCCACGGTGTTGCCCAACCGCGTGTTGTCCGACAGCACCAGACTGCCCGCCTGCCGGATCATGTCGGCAAGGGCGGCGTTAGTCTGCGTCAACGCTTTGGTGTTGGCGTTGATGGCATCCTCCAGGCTGCCGGTGCCGGTGGAAATGTCGATGTCTCCGCTGATGCCGCCGGAGCCGGAACTTCCGCCGGAAGCGCTGCCCCCGCCGGTGCTGGGCGGGCTCTTTCTGGAGGCACCGAGGCTTGCGCAGATGGCCGCGATGGCCACGCCCAGCGCCACGGCAGCGCCCGCCACGATCACGCCCATGGGGATGCCGAACACGGTCGCACTCAGGGCGGAGGCGATGGCCGTCATCATGCCCTCAAAGGCTGCGCCGATGGTGCCCACCATGGTGCCCACGCCCGCGTAGATGGCGGGGAAACTGGACAGCAGACCGCCGGACAGGCCCTGGCTGATGGCCAGTGCGGCGCTGCTCAAGGGCGCTTTCAGCCCCTGGAAGATGCCGGCGAGCTGGGTGCCGAGGGTCTTGGCCTGCGTCCAGACCTCGCCAAAGCCGCTGGTCAGGCCCTTGCAGATCTGGGCACCGATGTCGATGCCCTTCTGCACGAGGGCTGTCTGAGCGTTGCCCAGCGCCTCGTTGAGCTTGTCCACCAGACCGAGGGCAAAGTCATTGACCTGCTTTTTCTGGTCGGCGGTCAGGCCGCCGTAGATGGCATTTGCCGCCCACAGGCCGATGGACTTCCAGTCCTTGTTCTTGACGGCGGTATAGAGGCTGTCGAATGTGCCCAGCAGGCCGGTGTCGGCGTGGGTCTGCAGCTCCTTCCACAGGTCGTCGAAGCTCTTGATGGATGCCTCTTTGGTGGTCTCGGCCACCTCTTCGGTGCCATCGGCGGCAATGGTCTTGACCCGCTCCACGGTCACGAGGGCACCGTCCACTACGTCGTCATAGGTCTGGGTGATGACCCGCTTCTGGGTCTCGGTGCCGTCGGTCAGGGTCTCGGTCACCGTCTTGGTGCTGGTCTGGATGCCGTCCACGATGCCGGAGGTGGTAGCGGTGATGGTCTTGGCCACCT